ACAAGGGTCTAGGGCGCCAGTCCCTAGGTACTATAAAACTTTATTAAAGGAGTTGGGTCATGATTTGAGTTTAGATATGCAGTTTCGCTCTTCGGCGCGAGCCGATTTGGAAGTAGAGCAGAAACGATACGAAAATCTTCCTGTTCGAAAGATCGCAAGACAATTTGTCAGCGAATCTAGAGTCAATTTATCAAAACGTACAATTTAAAGGTCATATATGTTGCAATTTATAGTTTCTGTTAAAGATAGGGCTGCTGAGGTTTTCAACCGCCCATTTTTTGTTCCTCATCGTAATGTTGCTGTTCGTGATTTCACGGATGAGATTAATCGTGCGAATGCCGATAATCCATTAAACAAGCATCCCGATGATTTTGATTTGTATTTGTTGGGTCAGTTTGATGATTCAAACGGCGCCTTTATTCGTGAAGGTTCTCCAACTGTTCTCGTCCGTGGTAAGGACGTTGTCCAAAGTTCACTTTGACCCTTGCACCCCTTCGGGGGTGCTTTTTTATTAAGGATTTTTATGTTTAAGAATAAATCTGCATCTTCTCATAGCTTTGCTATGGTTCCTAAAGCGGATATTCCGCGTTCTAAGTTTTCTATGGAGAAAACGCTTAAAACCACTTTTGATAGTGGTTATCTAGTTCCTATTATGTGTGAGGAGGTACTGCCAGGTGACACGTTTAATGTTAATGTTACGATGTTTGGCAGACTCGCAACTCCACTATTCCCAGTTATGGATAATCTCCATCTGGACTCATTCTTTTTCTTTGTTCCTAATCGTTTGGTCTGGAACAATTGGGTTAAATTTATGGGGGAGCAGGATAATCCTGCCGATAGTATTTCCTACTCTATCCCTCAACAAGTTTCACCAGCCGGAGGTTATGCAGTTGGTTCATTGCAAGACTATTTTGGGCTGCCAACTGTCGGGCAAGTTGGCGCTGGTAATACGGTTTCACATTCTGCGTTGCCTGTAAGGGCTTACAATCTTATTTTTAATCAATGGTTTCGGGACGAAAACCTTCAAAATTCTTCTGTAGTCGATAAGGGCGATGGCCCTGATACTTCTCCTTCTACTAATTACACTCTTTTACGTCGCGGCAAGCGACACGACTACTTTACTTCTGCCTTGCCTTGGCCTCAGAAAGGTGGTACTGCTGTAACCATACCTATTGGTACTTCTGCTCCTGTTGTTACTAATAATACAACCATTAAGATGGGCACGGCTGCTTCACCTGCCGGCTTTGATGTTTACTGGAATTCTCCTAATCAGCTTCAATTAAATTCTGCTTATCCAGGTGGAACACCTGGTGTTCGTTTTGGTAACAATACAGGTTTAGTTGCTGATTTGTCTCAAGCTACTGCTGCTACTATTAATCAACTTCGTCAATCTTTTCAGATACAAAAGTTGTTAGAGCGGGACGCTCGTGGCGGTACTCGGTATACCGAGATAATCCGCTCACACTTTGGCGTAGCTTCTCCAGACGCTCGTCTTCAACGCCCTGAATATTTGGGCGGTGGTTCTACTCCTATTTCTCTTACTCCTATTGCTCAAGCTTCTGCAACTGGTCAAACTGGTGCTACTACGCCTCAAGGTAACTTGGCTGCGTTTGGAACATATATGGCTAAAGGCCATGGTTTTACCCAGTCGTTTGTTGAGCACGGCCATGTTATTGGCCTTATTTCTGTACGAGCAGATCTTACATACCAACAAGGTATTAGACGATTTTGGTCTCGTTCCACTCGTTATGATTTTTATTTTCCTGCTTTTGCTACTCTTGGCGAACAGGCTGTTTTGAATAAGGAGATATTTTGTGACGGTTCTTCTAATGACTCCAACGTATTTGGTTATCAAGAGCGATGGGCTGAGTATCGTTACAACCCGTCGCAAATCACTGGATTGTTTAAGTCTACTTCTGCGGGCACTATTGACCCTTGGCATTATGCGCAAAAGTTTACTAGTCTCCCTACCTTGAATAATACGTTTATACAAGATACTCCGCCTTTGGCGCGTAATCTTGCTGTCGGCTCTGCCGCTAATGGTCAGCAGCTTCTTTTAGATGCTTTTTTCCATATTAATGCTGCTCGACCTCTGCCTATGTATTCTGTACCTGGCTTAATTGATCATTTCTAATATGTTTGGAATAGACGACGCCGCTGCGGCTACGCTACTTGTTGGCGGTCTTGGATATCTTGGTCAACAAGATACTAATACCGCCAATCAAGGCGCTTCTCAAACTCAAATGGACTTCCAAGAAAGAATGTCCAATACCGCATATCAACGCCAAGTTAAGGATATGGAGGCTGCCGGCCTTAATCCTATGTTGGCTTATATGAAAGGCGGAGGCGCAAGCTCTCCTTCAGGAGCTATGGCGACTTATCAATCTCCCGTATCTGGGGCGGTTCAAGCCGCAACTTCTGCTCAAATCCCCGCTAATATTCGTTCTACTACTGCTACAGCTAAGCAGACGGGTGCCCAGACGGAATTTCTTACTGGCTCACAAACTGAGCTTACCAATCAGCAAATTAATAATCTAAAGACTGAAAACGACAAAGCTAAAGCGGTCGTTGATAACCTACGAGTTGAGTATCAAAACCTTATTAAACAAGGTTATAACTTAACTGAAGTAGGTAATCAAATTCGAAAGAATATTGATTTAATGTCTAGACAGATTACTAATTTTGATGCTATAACTGATAACACGTATGTTTTAACCGAGATAAATCGTCTCGAAAAACAATTACGTAAATATGATGTTGAAGCTGCTTCTGGCCTTGGAAATCTTGGTCGTGAATACAACCAAGTTAAAGGCCTTCTTGATGTTTTCCGTGCATTGACTCGCAGATAATGGCACGATATTTTTTAAAGGAATTACCTATGAAAACCGTTTTTTGTCGCTCCGCTTATAACTATGACATGGACTTAGCCAGTGATAAATCTGGCTTGCAATGTTTAGATCCTTCTTTGACGCAACAGCAATTTAAAGAAGAATCTGACATTAATACTATAGTTGATCGTTTTATGAAATCAGGGGTTTTACCTACCCCTGTTAACATGCCTCAGTATTTAGATTCTGAAGGCGTTTTTGATTTTCAGACTGCTATGAACTACGTTCGCCAGGCTGATGAGAATTTTATGCGTATGGACGCTAAAGTTCGTGCTCGTTTTAATAACAGCCCCCAAGAGTTCCTCGAGTTTTTCGCTAATCCAGATAACGTTGACGAGGCGATTCGCTTGGGATTGGCTGTTCCTCAAGCCGTTGCAGAAACGCAAGTTTCTGCTTCGGAACCGACGTCTAAGTCGGAATAATGCTATGCTCGGGTACAGTTTGCTACTTGATGTAACTGTACCCATTGACACCAACTTCTAAGGAGAATGAAATGAAACCTTTACATAGATCCCCTGTACACAAACACAGTTCAGCGAAGCAATTTCGTCACAACGTTGGTCGCACTCAAATGGCTAACATTGTCAACGCTCCTATGCGTGGCGGTATACGTTTCTAAGGTCTTGTGTGTACTTCTCTTTGGTCTCATCCTACCCATGGTCCTCTTAAGTGTGGCCAATGCATAGAATGCAGGCTTGCATATTCAAGGGAGTGGGCGATTCGTATTACCCACGAGCAGATGATGCACGAGAAGTCTTGTATGCTCAACCTCACATATGATGATGATCATTTACCTAAGCATGGTCAGCTTGTTAAAGCAGATCTGCAAAAGTTTTTTAAACGTCTTCGTAAGGGTGGGTATAAGTTCCGCTACGTAGCCTCTGGAGAGTATGGTGAACAAACCCGACGTCCCCACTTTCATATTGCTTTGTTTGGAGTGGACTTTGATATTGATCGTGTGCTTTTTGGTCGTGCTACTGGTGGTGACAGGACTTACACATCTAAGTCAGTTGCTAGGTATTGGCATCAGGGAAACCACCTAATTGGTACACTTAATTTTGAAAGCGCAGCGTATATTGCAAGATATATACTCAAGAAAATTAAGACATCTGAAAAGGTCTCACCTTTGCCGTTACACGTAAATAAAGAGGATGGGGAAATAACATTTCCTAATCCGGAGTTCTTAATAATGTCGAAAGGCATTAGTAAGGGGTGGTTCAATGACTACTTTATGTCGGATGTTTTTCCGACTGGAAGTGTCATAACCGCACAAGGGTCTAGGGCGCCAGTCCCTAGGTACTATAAAACTTTATTAAAGGAGTTGGGTCATGATTTGAGTTTAGACATGCAGTTTCGTTCTTCGGCGCGAGCCGATTTGGAAGTAGAGCAGAAACGATACGAAAATCTTCCTGTTCGAAAGATCGCAAGACAGTTTGTCAGCGAATCTAGAGTCAATTTATCAAAACGTACAATTTAAAGGTCATA